CTGCCTTTGTACTCATATTTAAAATATCTTCCTTTCGGTAGAGCTTATTTTGACCTGTCATTTGTCTGCAAAATTCTCTTTTAGTTCCTGACTTATTAGTCAAGAAATTATCTTGAGAATAAACATAACGTACTCTAAAGTAATCATAAGTCTTTTTAGATATACCATCTTGTTCTGACTTACGATTAGGAATTGCTCTACCTGTTGAAGCTAGTTCTATCTTTTCGCCTGCAATATCATTTAATACTTCTTCATAATTAAAGTCTTGATGCTCTCCATCTACTACTTCATCATCTATTAATTCCCAATCTTCAGACATATCTTCCCCAAACTCCTCAATGAACTTAGAAAGCTCTGTAGCCTCTTGATGTCCTTCACAAGCCATATAGACTGTCTTACCCTCGTAATCGTGTTCGTGGTAGCCTTCACACCCTAAAGTCTTTGCACTTGCTAAGGCTTCTTCTATAGTATCAAATACAGGCTTTCCATCTATCATTCCAACTTTTGCAAAATCCTCTCTGACATCTACATCAACATCTAAGGGAGCATATCCCATTTCTTCTCTTATTTCGTCAGGAGTTAATACAGCTGCTAAATCTTGATTAGTAAACTTTATAGTAATAGGTTTAAGCTGAACGAACTGAACTGGCATATCCATATTATTAACCTGGAATATCTTGTGTAATACTTTAAGTATTTGATTTTGAAAGCCTACAACTACTGTATTTTTATAAAAATTAGAAGCTGCGTTTAGCTCGTCTGCATTGCTTGAAAACCCATTTGCACTATCTAAGCCCATAAGTGTCTTAGAAGTTACCCTATGACCTGATAGGATGTTGCTAGTAAGTAGTTCTTGAAGTGCTAAATATTGTTTGTCTAAATCTGATGGACTAATAGAAGTTATTTCAGGAACTCTAGTCTTGTCGTCAGAGAAAGTCAATACAAATTTTCCTGCATTTTTTTCTGAAGTAAATTTAGATTCTAAGCTTCTTTCTATCTGATTTCTCTCTTCAGCGGTCGGAATTCCATTTGCGAAAGAAATCATAAACGAACCTGTAAATCCGTTAGATATATTATTTAAGTGAAACTCTGAAACTTTAGAATCAATTAACGCCCAATTATTACAAGAAATGTAATCAGCCGTATAATAAGAGTTCATATTAGGACTATAAAGACCTGTGTAAAGTATTTGATTAGGAGAAGTTCTATCGTTTACATTAAAAGCAGGAACTCTATAAGGCTTGTTCGTTCTTGTATTTGCCCAATCTCCTGATACATAGTAAGCTCTAGTCTTTCCAAATTCGTCAGGACGTTCACATCTAATCTTCTCAACAGGTATATGATAGATTTCAGCTATCTGTGTTCTGTCTTTTGACCATACAATATTAAGAGCAAATGCTCCTTGAAGTTTAAAGTCAAATGCTACCTTTTTTAATACTTCGTGTAGAGTTTCATTGCCATTAGCATTGTTCATAAAGTTCTGTAACTTTACTCTTGCTTCTTCATCTCTATCTTCTTCGTCTGTTATGACAATATCTTCTGCCGAAATCATTTCAGCAGTTGCATTTACGATTGCAGCTGTTATTGAACTAGAATAGTAAAGGTCAATTAAGAATTGAGGGTAGAGGTTCTTCCATTCTCCATTAGCGTCTCCGTATTCAATCCAATCCTTTCCTCTAACCTCTTGTACTAAAGGAGCTGTTGAAGTGCTTAAATCAATGCTTACAATTTTATCCATTTTATATATTTGAAAGGTAGTTATTAATATTTGCAGACAACGCTGAATCTTCAGATGTATATATTTGAACATCACTTACAGTTCCATCATAAGGACTATTGTCAGTCGCTCTAACGCCAATAGCGTCAATATCCATAGTTCCTTCTAGAGTATTTGACTCAGCTTGTAAAACACCATCTTTGTAAAACCTAATTACATTAGATGAATTTCTAGTTATTACTATATAGTTATTACCAAAAGTTCCACTATCTAAAGTTAGTGTTTGTTGTACTCCATCTATCTTGATTCTAAATGAGCTAGAACTGAAATATTTTAAAAATTCATTAGTTGTCGTATTATCAGCTAAAATTGCACCGCTAAAAGTATTAGGAGTCGCTCTAAAAGCTACAGTAAAAGCACCGCTAATGCTAATTTGAGTTCCACTAGTTTGTAGATTTTGTGAATTCCCAGGTACAAAAGTTAATTTTCCATTTGCAGCATTATATGCAGGCTGTTCTGAATCTGTATCTTGTACTAAGTCAAAACTATTAGTAGAGCTATCAGACCATTGTTTAACATCAGTTCCTCTTAAGGATAGTCCTGTTTTAAATTTATACCAAGCAAGTAAAGAACTTTCATCAATAGGATTCCATTCTGCGCCACCTATATTTTTTGTACTTACTAAGCTAAGAGCTTGTTTTAATGCTAACATTATATAACTTGGTCGTAGTAACAAATAGCTAATCCACTTGTCAAAGTAATTGCCGAAACCGAAAGAAATAAAGTCGTTCCTGCTGCCATAGTCGTATGAAGACTTGCAGCTGAACTTCCTGTTCCTGTTTGAATATTACTAGCCGCTATTGAAGCTATTACACTTTCAGTTACAAAATAAACTGCATAATAATCTTTGCCACTCATTGCAGTTGTTGTTATTACATCACACCTGTTTTTTCCTAGTTGCTCTGTTAATAGTTGTTGTACGTTTTCTATTGCCATAATTTTTTTTTATTGTCCGTAATAAATAGTATTAGTTCCTTCTGGTGATTCGTGTTGATTGTATTGTACTTGTTCTGTTCCTGCTTTTTCTGTTAAATTTAAAATTCCTTTTGTAACTATTCCTTGAACTACTCCATTAGTGTTAGCTACAGGTAAAACGTCTATTTCAGTAGAAGGAGCTGTATTCAAAGCAACTACAACTGATCCTATCCAACTTACTTCATAGACTTCATACTTCCAATGTCCTGCGGGTAGAAGATGTATTTCAGCAGCATAAAAATCTACATTTAAAAGAACAGCTTCATATATAAAACTCATTCCTGTATATCTTGGATAAATTACTGAATTAGGATAGCAATAAGCAACTGAATCATCAAGGTCATTAATAAACTTTACTAAGAATCTAATCTGTGTAGAAGCAACAGAAGTATTTATTCTATTGTCTTCTGTAGATAGTTCAGCACTTATATTAGTTTCTGTGAATCCTTGTATCATACTATATAATAGAAAAAGTCTGTTTTTGTTTGAAAAAGAAAAAAGGGTAACAATTAAGCTACCCTTTTAAGATTATAAGAAAACAGATAAGAAAATTAAGATTTTATAGGGTTTCCTGAACCAAAGTTAAATGCTGAATTATCAAATGGTATTGCCGTATAATCTGCAACCATTGAAAAAGGTTTATTTTCTAAGCCGTCAAATGTAAGACTGTATCCCGAACGGTCACCAAAACTTGCTCCGGAATCCATAGTTCCTGCATTAAGTTCCATTCCGTTAGTTATTCCTAACCCTACAATTACATTATGTCCGTTTGCTAAAGTTGCATTTAATTCTGCAAAAATAACTACTTTAGTTTGACCTAATAATTTTATTTGATTTTGGTCTTCTTTTGTAAGTCTGTTAAGAACTACATTTACCGTTGGAGTATAGAAAATTGTTCCGTTCTCTGTACTTCCTGTAATTGTTTCTGAAAGACTAGCTACGCCAAGAGGTGTAGTGTATCTGTATAGAACATTAGAAGCCATTTCAATATCAGTAATTTCTCCTGCCGCTTCAACTATACCTGTTGTTTCTATTGGTGCTGTAAATTGGTCGTAAACTCCGAAATAAACGAATTTAATTCCTCCACTGATTCTATTACAGTCGAGTCCCCTACCTTTTGTTAGTGCTGTACAAGCCATTGTGTGTTTTTTATTAGGTTAAGGGAGTGAAGGGTTTTACCCCCTCACTTCCGTATTATTTATTTATTAAGATTGTCTTACGATATCAGCTCCTGTACCTGTTTGTACACCTGCTGAGTAACGAGCAACCATTCTAATATTATCTGAACCATCCAAAGTAGCCATATCCATCAAGTTGATTCTTGTAGCATCACTTAAAAGGTCAGTCCCAAAGAACATATTTGATTTTTGAGCTACTACCATTTGATTTTCTTCCATCCCATTACAAACAGCTAGTTTATACCCTTCAAACATTGGTACATAGTCTCCATTCATATTGTAAGCATTTACATATCCTAATGTAGAAACTGCTGAAATGTAGT